ATGAAAGACTTGGCAGAAGAGTACTTATTAGTATGTGAATCAGATGGTTACACAGTCGAAACAATACGTCAAAAAAGGGTGCTTTTAAATCAATTAATTAGGTACTGTAACCAAAATGATGTAGAAGATGTTGAAGAAATTACTTCTGCTTTTTTGCGTAAATGGATAATTGATGAAAAGACAAGGTGTAAAGCTAACAGTATTAATTCAAAGATACAGCATATTCGTCCTTTCTTTAATTGGCTTATAGAAGAGGAAATTATTGAAAGAAATCCTTGGTCTAAAATTAAATTATTGAAATCTCCACCACCTATAATTCCAGCCTATGATAAAGACGATATTTACAAGATGTTGAATTATTGGAAGGGTAATAAATTTATGCCTGTTAGGAATAAGACTATGATTGTTTGTTTAGCTGAGACAGGTATTCGAAATACAGAAATGAGAAACATTAGGCTTACTGACATAAGTAATAATGCTATACGGATAGTGGGTAAGGGTAACAAAATTAGATATGTACCATTGAGTAAGGTATTAAAGGTACAATTAAATAAGTACTTGAGGATACGGAAGGAATACATGGAAGGGTATGAATCTGATTTATTATTTGTTAGCAGGTACAGAGGGAATGTAACTAGGTTTGCATTGGTCAAGCTGATAAGAGAAATGGGGGAAGCATTGGATATAGACGTAGCAAACACAATCCATAATTTCAGGAGATTCTACATCCAAAACATGATTGAAAAGGTTGATATTTACACACTCTCAAAGACGGTTGGTCACTCTAAAATTTCTACTACACAGAGATACTTAGAATCAATTTCTGATAAAAGAATATTGGAAAGGGCTTCTAAACACAGTCCATTATCAACATAGCAGCACCTCACTAGGCTTTCATATCGTCAATCTGAGCGTATTTAATTAAAATAAGGTTAATATAACAGAAATGATTTAAAACAACTGTAATCAATGAATAGAATACTTAGAATTAAAATAAGACGGATTTAGTTATCCGTCTTTTTTGTGTCTACATATTCAAATACATCTGAAACTAAATATTTTTTGTCTAACCCTTTTTCTTCTGAAATCCTGTTTAATGCTTCCAGTATCTTATTGAGTGTAACAAAGTTAATTTGTTTTGCTTGACCACTTACTATTTCATTAATGGTTAAAGGTCTTACTTTTGCTTCTACAGCTAAAGCATTTCTTGTTATTCCTAATTGATCAATTGTCAGACTTAAATTTGCAGCAAAATTATTATCAATCATTGATGTTGAATCCATATATAATCACCCCTAAATACATTATAAAAAATTTAACGCAATAAGTAAAACTCTTTTGGATAAATATGTTGACTATGGAATTAAATGGGTGTATATTTAACTCAACAGGTTAAACGAAACAAGTTAATCTGAATAAGTTAAAAAAGGGAGAGATACATATTATGATGAACGAAAACATGGTTACTTTAAACATTAACAATTTAGAGGCTTTTGGTTTCACAGGAATGAATAAACAGCAACTTGAAGCAGCTATTAAAACATCTATCCAATGTCAGTTAACATTTACTACAGCAAAAGGTGAAAAAATTGAACTAACATCTTATTTTGTGCCAGAAATAGATAACATTGTTGTTACTGATGAAGAAGGTTATGAAATTCAAAATGCTGACAATCTGGAAGCGACTTACTAATAAATTCGGGGGATTTTCCCCCTTTTTGAGGAAATAGGGGAGGATACGTAAAATGTTTAGTTCTAAGGTAGAAAACAACCATCTAATATACACAGATGGGTTAAAAAATCTGAAAAGACTGATGGTTGTTCAACATTGGCTAATGTCATCCAACTTAGAAGATCATTACGTGGAGTTCCTTAAGGAAATGGTAAGCAATCTAGATACAGAGTGGATAGATTTTAAAGATGTAATTTTAGAGGAAATCGAACTTTACGAAATCACCCAAGAAGATGTTCAACAAGAATTGAAAAGCTTTATTAAAGTAAAACCATTAGTCTGTTAGAGAAATTGGGGGATATAAATGATGACTGACCAGTTAACAAACTATTCTTGTGTTGATTTGGCTTTTGCGTATAAAGTTAGCAAAGAAAAGAAGCTTCCAGCAGGAATTGATAATTTTATTAATGAGTGCGTCTTGGAGAATAAGGAACAAGTTATCCAATCCATAAAAAGATTACATCGACAATATTCTTTAGACTTTATTATTCAAACATTTAGTAATGAAATTTTAGCAGGAATGTTTGCTGAAAAATCTCAAAAACAACTTCTTGATATAATAAGAAGTGGAAGTATTGTAAAGGTGTATAATATGCTGTTAGATTCTTTCCTAAATGATGAGGATATTAAACTGGCATTGGATAAAAAGAACTAAGCATATTTAGTGAAATCACTTAAAGACGTGTTACAATAAAAATATCTATGAACACAAATAAGCGTGCTCGAATATCGAGTTCGCTACTTTCTTTACTATTTAATTTTCGTTCTTTGGTAATTTAATAGTCCACTGTCCTATAAATCATATTATAGGCGCTTTGAAGTAAAAAAGCAATCCAGAATTTTATTTTTTAAAAATTGGAATGTCCATTATTAATTAATTTAACAATACCAATTAAAACAGGTGTTTTAATGGATAAAAGTTTGTGAATTCCACTTTAAGAATGTTGTTAAATCAACGTTTGCGAATTTTATTTTTCACAAACTTTTTGGTTTTAATGAAGCTTGAAAGGGGGTGGTAAACATGACTATATCTAAAAAGGACTTACTATTTGTCTATGATGTTTTATTACATAAACGTATTCAAAGAGCAGGGCATGAGATTTTGTGCAGTGCAATTAGTTTAGCAGACCGCAAGTTTTGGCTTTATCCAAGAACTCCTGAGATTGAACAAATTATGAAAGAACATGTAAATAACAATTAAGCAGATACCATTAAACAAATAACCAACTAACCAAAGGAGAAATGATGAATGACTGATGAAATTAATGAAAAGAAAAAGTTGTATGTACACATACCAAGTTATGTTGTAAGAAATGAGGGCATCTATATTTCTAATGATGAGTTTGTAATGTATGCCCGTTTATGTTTTCTCTATTTTAGGAAGTTCCATGAGAAGGAAATTGAATTAGATCCTAAAAAGTTTAGGTTGTTCCTTAGAATTGGTGATACCAGAACTTTTAAGAAGAGACTTAATAATCTTAATAAAGCAGGTTTAATTGAAACTGAAATCCAAGACCTTCCTAATAAGGGAACTATTAAGATTGTTTTGAATGAAGAAGCATACAAAAAGGGAGAACACTTTACAAAATTATCATCTGAAGTGTTTACATACTGGTTAAATGACCAAATTGACGAATATGCCTTTAGACAACTTTTCTATTATAAGAGTCACATTAACTTAAATGATAAAGATAAAACTAAATGGTACTGCTTTGTAGGGTTTGAAACTTTAACTAAAAGGCTTAAAATCTCTAGGTCAAAAGTTGAGTCGGCAAATGATCAACTTAAGGAAGCTAAGTTAATTACAGTTAAGGTTAATAAATTACAAAATACAGGTACTTATAATGAATGTGATGAGCTAATATATCACAGACCTAACAATGAATATCATGTTGCAAAGAGGCTTCATTAAAAGGTTGATTTAAAGCCATTTTCATCTAAGTACTCTTTATGCAGGATTAAGATTTCAAAATGCAGAATTGGAGTACTCTTATTGCAGCACTGACGGTACCATATATAGAAAGCAATTTAATATATTAATATACATAATAATATACATTTATTTAGAATTCGCAAAACGAGTTTGCTCATTCGGTTAAATTTTCTGTTTTGTTTTCTGTTACATAATAGTTTCAAATTCAATTGTACATAATCTAATGTTCAGTTTATTTACTCATATTCTATTGGTCAAAGTTGGTCAAAGATTTATCCAATTACACAATTACAAAGGAGAGTTATTTATATGACAAATCTATCTAAGCAAGTATTTATTTATTCTTTAGGAACCTTTTCGTTTCATGATGATGAGGAAAATAAAATTTTTAAAAAGATGCAGAATCTAAAAGGTTATAAGAAACGTTTATCACAAATGAAATCTAATCTTAATAGCAGTGAGTTAAGTAAGAAGGATTTAAAGGAAGCTAAGAGGAAAATTAATGATGAAATTAAGCAAGTCAATCAAGAGGTTACTAAGCTTAAATTAGACCTTTATGAAGCTTTTGATAAACATGAGGGAACACGTACACTTAGACAAGAAGAATTAAATAAAAGAAATGTAATTGCTGTTTTTGATTCAGTATTGACTAGGACTCTAGAAATGGAAGGTAATGAACCATCTGAAGATATTGTTATTATTCAATCTTACCATTTTCAGGTCTTAGAGGGATTGATTAAAGATGGATTCTATAATTCAAAAGGGGAGAAGTACATTTTCTTCTCAGGAAGTGCCGGGCAGATTAGACAGAAAAAAGGGGTGTGGATTAAAGAAACCCTTTGGAATACATACAAAGATACACTTACTTGTGGATTAGATATAGCAGAGATCAATGAAAAAGGTGGTTGTAACATTAATAAATATTTAAGTTACAAAGCCCTTATTAATTCTGCTTCAGAGGAAATTAAAGATTTTGATATAAATAAGTGTATTGTTGTAGATGATATGGAGTTAACCGTTAATGATGAGGTTGATTACATAAACAGAGATACATTTGAAATTGAGCGTCAATCAATGGATGTTCCTATTACTGCAACGGATGGTGTGGGGATGATATTACCTTCAATTTCTAAGAAAAACTTTATGGTACGTCTACCTTGGATTAAGGGACTCTTGGCAAGTTATGATTTCACTAAACATGGGAATAAAGTAAAAGATATTTACAATAGAGAATGGGATGTAATTGATGACCAAATTGAAATAATTTTCACTAAGTCTCAATTTAAAATGCATTCTTACTTTGAGTCTTGGGATGATTATAAAGAACGATTTGAAAAATACAATTGTCAAGCTGCTAAGCTGAATGAAGAAGATGATTTTAATGACGGTAAATTAAGCTATCAAATGTTACAATCATTAGTTAATGTGACTGATGAAGAATTAGAGAATATTGCATCTTCCACAATTGAGGATATTAGGAAAATCGGAGAAGACCAAGAAGTTATGTTAAAGGTGCTTGGAGCTACTGAAACAAATGAACGAAAAAGAAGTTTCCAGAATGCATTATTAATGTATCCTCAACTTCTAAATGATGCTCACTCTAAAGAGACTATTAAGACTAAAAAGAAGGCGCTGGTTAACGATGCTCGTACTGGTAAGTTAAATGTGAATGGCGCTTTTACATTCATCATTCCTGACTTATATAGCTTCTGTGAGATGTTATTTAAAGGTGAAGCTAAAAGCTTATTGAAAAAGAATGAAGTGTACTATCGTAAACATGAAGAAGGTATGGTATCAATTTTAAGGAGCCCTCATTTGTACAGAGAATGGGGTATAAAAAATAATGTATTAGATGCTCAAAAGGAAGAATACTTTCAGACTGATGCAATTTATGTTTCAAATGAAGACCTTTTAAGTAAACTTATACAATGTGATTTCGATGGTGACAAAGTTTTGGTATTGTCTGAGCATAAAGATTCAACTCTTTTAGAAATTGCTCAACGCAATATGCATGGAATTGTACCTTTGTACTATAAAATGGAGAAGGCTAAACCACAAGAGATTAATGGAAATAATATTTATGCTGGTCTAAAGGCTGCTTTTGATTCTAACGGGGCAATAGGGGAGTACTCAAATAATGTCACTAAGGTCTGGAATAGTGAGAATGTTAACTTAGATGCAATCCGTTATTTTTGTATGATTTGTAATTTTGAGATTGACTATGCTAAAACACTATTCCACTTAAATACAGAAAAGATCGATGAAGAATTAAAACAATACATAAACGCTAATCTACCTCATTTCTTTGCATACGATAAAAGAAAAAATAAGAAGAATAAAGGTAAAGTCGTTAAGAAGGTTAAAGTTGAAGATAGTAATACAAGTACTGTAAACAGACTTGAGGATATCATTCCTAATAAACGGATTAATTTTCAAAAAGTTGCTGGTAGATTTGATTACAGATTGTTAATGCGTGATAAAAAAGTAGTATTAGATACTGTTATTATCGAAAAGTACACAGAACTTGACCAGAACAAAAAGGATTTAATCAAGATTGATGAAACCTCAAAGAAAAAAGGAAAACTCTACATTTACCAGTATATTAGGGATGAATTGTTAAAAGTTAATGATGATCCTTATTATGTCACTGATGTTCTTATTGAGTATTTATATGGTGTGAAAGACAGTAAGTATAAAGATTCTTTATGGGAAAGCTTTGGTGACATTATCGAGGAAAACTTAACACGTAATCTAATTGAAGCAAAAGAATGTGAAGACTGTGGGGATAAGTATAGGAAGACCAAGAAAAGACAAGTGAGATGTGAAGGTTGTCAAAAGAAAAGGGATAGAGAGAATTCTAGATTAAGAATGCAGAAGAAGAGAAAGAATGATTCAGCGTAACATAAATAGTAATTATAGCCGAGAAACCCTGTTGTTACGGGGTTTTTTGTTATTTTAGTAGAATTTTAGATAATTGTCTCTTAGGGAAGGAGAAGGCTAATATATACCATTCAGGGCTACTTCTTTCCCTTCTTTTTTTATATCTAAAAATGTTTATACTTATGGCTTATCTTACCTTATGTGTCAATTATAAATCCTAAAGTAAGAAAAGGCAAGTATTTTCATTAAAAATTTTATAGGTTATTGCTTCCTTAAAAAGCGAAAGGAGAATGTAAATGGAAAATCAAGTAGTAGAACAAGTTTTGGAGAATGTTGTATTACCAGCAAAGCAAAAAAGGGCTTATTTTAAGTCACAATCATTGGAAAGAGTCGGAGCTGTTAAGATAAATAATTACGGTTCACTTATGGTTATAGACGAATATAACAACTCACAAGATGTTTGGGTAAGGTTCCCACAAGGACATTTAGTTCATTGTACATGGCAGCAGTTTGTAACTGGAAGTGTAAAGAATGTATATGATCGAAGTGTTTTTGGAGTTGGATTTATCGGTGAGGGTGATTATAAGCCGAGTATTGATGGTGTAATGACTCCTCAATATTTAACTTGGATAGCTATGATGATGAGATGCTATAGTACTAAGTTTAAAGAAAAACAACCTACATACAAAGATTGTACGGTTTCTGAAGAGTGGCATAACTTTCAAAACTTCTGTAAGTGGTATGACAAAAATAATTACGAGATTGATGGATATAGAATGCATTTGGACAAAGACATATTAGTTAAAGGTAATAAGTTATACAGTTCAAGTACCTGTGTGTTTGTTCCACAATTTATAAATACATTGTTTTTAAAGAGAGCTGCTAAAAGAGGTAGTTTGCCTATCGGTGTGAAAAGATGCAGTGGAAATCCTAAAAAATATGAGGTTCAGTGTCGCTCAAATAGTGACAGTAGAGGTTATATAGGGGTTTTTAATACTCCAGAAGAAGCTTTTTATGCTTATAAGGAATTTAAAGAAAATCACATAAAAAAAGTTGCGAAAGAACATAAGGATCACATTCCTCATGTCCTCTACAATGCAATGTGTAATTACATTGTTGAAATTAATGATTGATAAACTATTGGCGTAGTTATCAATCTGATAATTAATTAACTCAATAACAGTGTATCACATACTTTTAAAATTATACAAGCATTTAAGAATTAGTGAGGGATAATAAATGGAGACTGAGGAATTAGTAATTAAGAAGATTAAGAGTTATCAAGTCGATTCCTCTGGTGTAGTCGTTAATGTGACATATGAGGAAGAAGATAAATAATACATAATATGCAGGACTATTGACGCTCCCTATTGAATAATGGAATAGTAAATATTTTCTATTTGATAAGGAGTGGTAACTATGGATTATATGCTTGAAAGAATGAAGGAACTTCTCAATGATCCTAATTTTGAATTTAGGACATTAATGGATGATTTACTTAAGAAGCAAGCTGAATACCAAGATAGAATTGATTTAGCAAAACAAATGAATGATAAAATTAGTGAAAAATATTACAAAGGTGCTAATGAAGGAATTACTGTTGCTTTGTCTTCAGTTTATAAATCTTTAATTGAACCTGTAGTTTTTAAGTTAGATAATGAAAATAAAAAAGAACTAGAAGTTGAGGAATTGACACCGCTAACTGAAGAGGACTTAAAAAGACATGGGTGGGGCTACTGATTTTTACAGACGTAAAGAACTTGAATAATTTTTTAAGCAGTCCTTTCGAGGATTGCTTTTTAGTTTATTCTAAAATAAGAACAATTTACACAGTTCCTCAAAAAGCTTAAACTCTTTATGAGGTGGATTATTTTGGGAGATATTCTTAGAACAGATGAATTAGAAAATGCAATTGATTTCTTAGAAAAAGCAGCTTATCACTACAATAACAAAGAAGATAAGTACTGGTTTAAATGGTTAATGATTTCATTACATGGTGCTCTATATGGCTTTGGAGTTTGTTCTGTTAAAGGTACTTACACTGAAAGAGTACTTGGAATGAAATTAGGCAAGAAGAAATTCGAACAAAAGAGAAAAGAAACAATTGAGCATTTTAAAAAATTAGGATATGAAATAGAAGATGAATCAATTTTGGATGATACTGTAGAGTATAACGCAAGCGAACTATTAGCTATAAAAAAGATATTAGAATATTGCCAAAGTGAAACTTACATGATGCAACGATCAGATAGTAAAATCCTTAAAATTACTGATATACAAGATGAAGCTATAGAAAAAATGATTTTTTACAGAAATGATTTTATCCATTTCAAACCAAGAGGATTATCTGTGATAACTGAGGGATCAGATTGGATTGTTAAGGCGGTAGTAGATGTAATAAGGTTTCTTGCATTGGAATCAAATAATGTTAATTATTTTGAAGAAAAGAATAGGGAGAAAGTTAAATTTATTCTTGAACAATTTTTAAAATAGAAGGAAATACTTTCCTTTTTCTTGAATTATCTTAGTGATATTCGAGGAAAGGAGGGTTTGATGATGAGTGATAAAGTCGGGGGATACAGAGATCCAGGCGGTGGTGGTTCAGGTCCAAAACCGGGCGGAGACAAATTATCTTCAATTGAACCTAAACCCGGTGTTTAACAATTGAAGTAACAGTATTAAGTGATTAAGGCATCCCTTTCGAGGGCTGTCTTTTTATTTTGCTTATAGTTTCCTTTTGGAAAGGGAAAACTTGCCGTATATTACTCAGGAAAGGAACTAAGTATATTGGCGAGAAAAAAGGAAGAAAAAATTGATTATGTAAGAATGTTTCGAGAAGAATGGAAAAATAAGTACAACGATGAAATGTTGAAAGGAAAGAACGAGGAACAGTTAAAAGCAATATTGGAAGAGCTTGAAGACGGACTAGCAGAGGCAAGGAAGAAACAGGAAGAATATAATTCAATTGGAGTCAGTTGGACGAAATTAGCTGACAATGTACTCATTATCTTTGAGTATTCAGATGAAACACGAATTAAAGAACGTATTTTAGAGCAAAAACGAAAGCTTGGTTTCCTACTGGACGATGAGGAAAAGGTCATGAGGGAGAAGATGACTCCATATCAATTAGAGAGTTTAAAGGAAACAAGGGAAAAGGTGAAAAATGGGGTAGAGTACCGATGTACATACCACAAAGAAGGTGGTGCAACGTGTTCAATCGGCACTCCAAACAAGGAAGTTTTAGCTAAGTTTATTTCTAAGTTTTCTCAAGAAAAGGGACTTGGTTCCTTACGGTCAGAAACACAAGTTGGATTATTTTTCGATAGTTTGAAAAGCAAATGAAGCACGTCCTTCGGGATTTGCTTTTTTATTTTGTCTAGAATGGGAGTGATAAATTGTTAACTTTAATATTTGGATTTGTCCTATTAATAATTGGCTTAGGGATAATCGCTGCTGTGTTAGAAAAGATGCAACATCAATTTAATAAACAACTTGATCAAGTTAAGAAGGAAAACAGGGAGTTAAAGAGACGAGTATCTTTTCTAGAGTATAAGAAATAGTTGAAACCTAAAGGAATATCTTAACGTATTTAGAATAAATAGTAAGTACGTTTATTCTAGGGAGTGGATTATATTGTTATATCTATTGGCTATTGTGTTACCACCTGTTGCTGTATTGTTACGTGGTAAACCATTTCAGGCATTACTTAATTTATTGTTAACTATATGCTTCTGGTTACCTGGTGTTATTCACGCATGGATAGTTATCAACGGAGCAAATAAAGATTCACGAATGAAGAAGCAAGCTAAGTTAATAGCAGGATATCAACAGAATAAAGAAAGGTGAAGCATCTCGATATGAGGTGCTTTTTATTATTTCTTAGGGAGGTCTATGTGATAAATGACTAACTTCTATAAGACAGCTAAGTGGAAACTAAAGAGGGCTAATGTATTAAGACGAGATGAGTATCTATGTCAGGAGTGTAAGCGATATGGTAAGTCCACATTGGCAACGACAGTCCATCATATATTTCCACTAGAACATTATCCTCAATATGGTATGAAGACTTCTAACTTATATAGTTGTTGTGCTACATGTCACAATTCATTTCATGATAGGGACTCACACGAACTAACAGATAAAGGGATGAAACTATTGGAGAGAATGAGGAAACAAATAGAAGATTAAATTTTATTTTAAAAATATTTTATTTCAAAAATTAATTTTTTTTTAAAAAATTATTTTTTTATTTTTTTTCAAATCCCCCCAAAAAATTTTTTTAAAAATTCCAGAGAATAAAGACCGATGGGCAAAACTCTTTCCCTCTCCACTATTTTCAGAAAACTTTTTTAGAAAGGAGCGAATGGTTATGGCAAAACCGACAACAAGTAAGTCCGCACTAAAGAAAAATACGATTCGAGATATGAAAAATCTTGGTGTATACAAGGAAGAATACAATTCATTAATTGATGTATATGCAGATTTATTATCTCAATATATTCGAGCGAATAGAGAATTTGAAGAAAGTGGCTTCCAGTACGAAACAGAAACTGCTGCTGGTGGTACTAAGAAGTCAGCTATTGTTGCAACACTAGAATCATTAAGAAAAGATTTACTTGCATACTCCGACAGGTTGTGTTTAAATCCAAAATCCATTCAATCAGTTACAACTGAAGCTCCTAAACAATCAAAGTTGGCTCAGTTATTAAGTGGGAACTAAAAAGTTTTCTAACGAAACTGTTGTTATGGAGTATGCACAGTCTATCGTTAGTGGAGTAAAAGTTGCAGGTAAAGAAATCATTCAAATGTGTCAACGTTTCTTAAATGATTTAGAGAATCCAGAGTATGACTTTTCACCAAAAGATGCTGAATTTGTTATACAAGTAATTGAAACAACTTTTGTTCATGACAAGGGAGAGAGATTAGATGGTTCACCTTTAAAGGGTGAGCCTTTTATTTTGGAACCGTGGCAGAAATTTATTATTTATAACCTGTTGGCATTTTATCAAACTGGAACATTGATAAAACGCTTTAAAGAGGCATTCATTTTCCTGCCGAGAAAAAATGGCAAAAGCCGTTTTGTTGCTGCTCTCTCATGGGGATTAGCATTATTAGAAAGAAAAAGTGGTTCTAGTATTTACATTGTTGGTGCGGCACTTGAACAATCCATGCAGTCATTCAACTTTATTAATTTTAATTTGAAACAGATGGGTGAAGAAAATAATTTCCGTGTTCGTGACAATAATCAGGAACATTCAATCAGTGGTGACTTTGGTAATAACGGTTCTATTTATATTAAAGCATTAGCGGCTAATCCAGATGCTCAAGATTCATTGTTGTGCAACATTGGTATAGCTGATGAGTTACATGCTTACAGAACACCAAAGCAATACAACATCATCAAGGAAGCTATGAAGGCTTATACAAATAAACTAATGATTGGAATTACCACTGCTGGTGATAATATGAATTCGTTTTGTTATAACCGTTTGAAGTATTGTCAGAAGATTTTAGATAAAACAGTAACAGATGAGAAATATTTTATTTTCATTGCAAAAGCTGATGAGAATGAGTTGGGTGAGGTTGATTACACAGACCCTATTCAACATGAGAAAGCTAATCCTAACTATGGGGTTACTATACGTCCAGACGATATATTAAATGATGCCTTGCAAGCACAGAATGATCCACAACAACGTAAAGATTTCTTCAGTAAATCATTAAACGTATACACATCTGCAATGAGAGCCTACTTTAACATTGATGAGTTCCAACATTCAAATGCTCAATACTCATGGAAATTAGAACAACTAGCTAAATTACCTATCACTTGGTATGGTGGTGCGGATTTATCGAAGTTACATGATTTAACAGCATCTGCATTATACGGACGATACACAATGAAAGACGGTAAAGAAGTTGACATTGCTATTAGTCATGCATTCTTCCCAATTGTAAGAGCAACACAGAAGGCAGAGGAAGACAATATACCTCTATTTGGTTGGAAAGATGATGGAGTACTTACAATGAGTAACACAGTTACCGTTCATTATGATGATATTGTCAACTGGTTTATTGGAATGAAGAAGATGGGATTCAAAATTAAGATGGTTGGATTTGATAAGAAGTTTGGTCGAGAGTTTTTCTTAAAGATGAAACAATCAGGTTTTAAAATTGTTGACCAACCACAGTATTTCTATCGTAAATCAGAAGGCTTTAGACGAGTTGAAGTAAAGGTTAAGAATCAGGATTTCTATTATTTAGGAAATCAAGCATTTGAATATTGTGTTCAGAATGTACGTGCAATTGAGAAGACAGATGACATGATCCAATACGAAAAAGTTGATGGTGATGGTGGTACACAACGTATCGACTTATTTGATGCTACAGTCTTTGCGTGTTGTCAGATGCTTGAAGATATGGCTACTACCTCTGCTGTTGGTAGATGGTTAAATAGTTGATTAGAAGGGGGGTGAATCAATGAAATTCTTTGGAAGGAAAAAGCAACAACGATCAATTAATTCAGCAGTTCAAGCTTTAGCAAGTGTAGAATTTTATGACATGGTAGCTAATGGATATATCAAACTTTCAGATAATCCAGAAGTTAAAATAGCTGTTGATAAAATCGCAGACTTAGTTTCAAACATGACTATTCACCTAATGGAGAATACAGACAAGGGCGATAAACGAGTAAAGAATGAGTTATCACGAAAACTTGATATAAACCCTTATAAGTATATGACTCGTAAAGGATGGATTTACAAAATAGTTTCTGACTTACTTTTGTATGGTGATGGAAACTCAGTTGTTCACATTGGTATAGATAAACAGACAACATTCATTAAAGATTTAACACCTTTTCAAATGAGTGGAGTTAGCTTTAAAGAAAATAAAGACGGATACCTTATTGAGTACAACGATACTATTTACACACCAGATGAAGTCATACATTTTGCAATTAATCCTGACCCTAATTATCCGTTCAAAGGTACTGGTTATCGAGTTGCATTGAGGGAAATAACTAAGAACTTACAACAAGCCACAAAGACGAAAAACAGTTTCATGAGTGGTAAGTATATGCCGAACGTTATTGTCAAAGTCGATGCCATGAATGATGAACTTGCTTCAGTTGAAGGTAGGGAATCCGTAAAAGATAAGTACTTAAAATCAACAAATGCAGGAGAACCTTGGATTATTCCAGCAGAATTATTGGAAGTGGAACAAATTAAACCTCTTTCTCTGACCGATATTGCTATTAATGAATCAGTTGAAATTGATAAAAAGACAGTAGCTGGACTCCTTGGGGTGCCAGCCTTTTTTATGGGCGTTGGAACATTCAACAAGGACGAATATAACAACTTCATCAATACACGAATCATGTCTATTGCACAGGTCATTGCTCAAACATTGACTAGAGATTTGTTATTTAGTCCGAAATGGTATTTCAAACTAAATCCAAGAAGTTTGTATTCTTATGCTTTAACTGAATTAGTAACTGCTGGTGGTTCAATGGTAAACATGAACGCTATGCGAAGGAATGAATTAAGGGATTGGGTTGGATTAGACCCTGATGACGAAATGGAAGAGTTAATTGTTTTAGAAAACTACGTTCCTGCTGGTCAATTAGGTGATCAAGAGAAATTGAAGGGGGGTGAAAATACTAATGAATAAACGTACCTCTTTTTTAGAAAGTCAATTTAGAGCAGATGAACAAGAAGAGAAGTTATTTCTCGAAGGGTATTTCATTCGGTACAACGCAGAAACAGAACTTTATGATGGTGTATTTGAAGAAGTATCACCACAAGCTGTTCTTAAAAGTTTAGAGAAAAATGATATTCGTTGTTTGTTTAATCATGATTCAGGTGTCGTTCTAGGTAGGGTTGGAAACAAAACTTTAGAGTTGAAATCAGATGATAAAGGACTCTATGGAAAAGTTGAAATCAATCGTAATGACCCTGAAGCAATGGCAATATATGCACGTATTCAAAGGGGCGATATAAACGCCTGTAGTTTCGGATTTTATCCTGTCAAGGAAGACTACGAAATTCGTAAAGATGGTTCAACAAAATTTATCATACGTGAAGCAGATTTATTTGAGGTGTCATGCGTAACTTTCCCTGCATACCCACAAACAGAAATTTCAGCAAGACAACAAGACATTGAAGCTATTAAGTTGGAAAAATTAAACACTAGGAAACGAAAACTAAAGGAGATGTTAGGTAAATGAGTAATCCAGTAATTGTGGCTGCTAAGTTAAAACTTAAGCGTAGTGCCTTAGAAGCAAAAGTATCTGAAATTAAGGAAGCACAAGAACGCTCAGAAGCACTTGTTAGAGCAATCGATGATGCTACTGAGGAAGAAATTGAAACAGTAGAAAAGTCAGTTGAAGAAATTCAAGCTGAATTAACTGCAAAAGAAGAAGAAAAATCTAATTTAGAAAAAGAAATCGAAGCATTAGAAGCAGAACTTGAACAATCAAACCAAAAAACACCAAACCAAAATGAAAATCCTGAAGGAGGACAACGTAAAATGAAAAAAGGTAATGAAGAAATTAGAGATGGTATTAAGGCTTATGTTCGCTCAAAAGGTCAAGAACGTGCAGGATTCACTTCTGTAGAAGGTGGGGCATTAATCCCTGAAGAACTATTAAAAGCACAAGAAGTTCCAACAGAAGGAATTGATTTAGCTAAATTAGTAAATGTAGTTCCAGTAACTAGTGGTTCTGGTAAGTATCCAGTAATCAAGAAGTCTGGTAGCAAGATGGTATCTCAAGCTGAACTAGCTGCTAATCCAGAACTAGCTAAACCAGTAATTACAGAAGTAGCTTATGACATTGAAACTTACCGTGGCTATATTCCAGTTTCTTCAGAATCAATCGAAGATGCTGATTATGATGTAACAGGTATGATTACTTCTGAAATCAATGATCAAGAATTAAATACTAAAAACTTTGCTATTGCATCTGTACTTAAAACTGCACCTGCTAAAGCTGTAACTGGTGTAGATGGAATTAAAACTGTTATCAACAAAGACATCAAGAAAGTATACGCAGTAAAAGCAATTCTTTCTGCTTCTTTATTCAATGCTCTTGACCTACTTAAAGATGCTGATGGACGTTACCTATTAACTCCTGATGCTACTGTTGAATCTGGTAAGAAATTATTTGGTAAAGAAGTAATCGTATTAGATGATGACATGATTGGTACTGCTGATGGTGACTTAAAAGGATTCATTGGTGATCCAAAAGCGGCTGTTACTTTGTTTGACCGTAAACGTGCTTCTGTTAAATGGGTTGACAATGATGTATATGGTGAATTACTTGCTGGTTTCGTTCGTTTTGATGTTGAGAAAACTGATTCTGAAGCAGGATTCTATATCACATACACACCAGCAGTTTAATATTAAATAATTTGACATACGAAAGTAAATAGTTTTGGAGGTTAAGTAATGAAAGTCAGAGTACTTAAAAACTTTGTTGATTTAGTTGAAAGTAAAATCCAAAACGAAGAAGTATTTAGAGCGGTGGGCGATGAGTTCACCGTTTCTAAAGAACGTTTTGATGAGATAAAAAAGGCAGGAGATTTTATTGAGGAAATCAAAGCAAAGTCAGGAACAAAAACAGCAACAAAAAAGTAGGTGTATTGAATGGAGGTATTACAGTTAGTTAAGTCTCGTTTAGGTATCTCATCAAGTGTAAGAGATGCTTATCTGACAGCAATAATTGATGGTGTAATGATGGAACTTTCGGATGAAAAAGGGTTAGTGCTTGATAACAATAATTCATATCATCAACAATTTATATCGGATTATGTCACATGGAGATACCAAAACAGAGATAGTGAAGGCGCAATGCCAAGACATTTACAATTCAGACTGCATAATTTAATTATTCATGTTGGTTCTGCTAATCTTCGTGTCGATACTATTTCAAATGTAGATGTATTACCAGTGACTCCTGACCAGTATACCGTATATAACCTTAGTACAGATGGAAGTTATCAAATGTATATTAATTCTCAATGGACTGTAGTAGAACTGGTTAGCGGTCAATGGAGAGTGACTACATCATGACATTTGATTATGAGTTAACATTAATTAAACTAACATATGCTGAAAATGATATGGGTGATTCAATTAGTAATGAAGAACGCATTACTATTTTATGTGATGTTTTATCGGTTACACGTGCAGAGCATTATCAAGCAGCAAGTCATGGGATGAAACCAGAAATTGTATTTATTGTGAATCAATATGATTATAGTAAACAAACTATAGTTGAATTTGAAGGCAATAAATACAGGGTTATCCGTGATTATAAACCAAAGAAAGCTAAAGGTCTTGAAGATTTTGAAACTATAGAATTGGTTTGTGAAGGAGTTGGCAACAATGCCATTTCCTAAATCAGTCACTAAAGTAAAAAAGAATGGTGTCGAATTCACTTCAAATGTTGACAGAGCAAAATACACCATCCAAGAATTAACGAGGGCAGCATTAAAGGATACAGCTAAGTTAATCAGAAGAAGGATACTTGATAAAGCACGTAAGATGAGAGGTATGGGAAAAACCAAACGTATTCCTAATGCATTTCAATATTGGGTAAGGAGACGTGAGGGTGATTTACAGATTGGTGTAAAGCATGATACATGGTATGGTGCAGACCAAGAGTTGGGAACAAATAATCAACCAGCAAGACATATTATTAGAGATACAGTGTACGAAAATATTGATCAAATTCGTATTATTCAAGGTCAGTATCTCGAAGCAATTGAAGACGAAAATAGAGCTAGAGGACTAATTGATGAAGAGGAGGAGATAGGTGATGAAGACAATTAGACAAGCGATTAAATCCCAACTAACTTCTATTCATCCTCGTGTTTATTTCCTAAAGTCTCCTGATAATGCTCAATTTCCTTATTTAGTTTATACAATTCAAATAACTGATTTAAGTGATAATTTAAAAATGGTCACTCTAGATGTAGATGGTTGGGACAACAAAGAAGATACTACAGAATTAGAGGACTTAATGGTTAGCGTTAAGAATGGCTTAAATAGACAGGTTATACTAAACGACAATCTATTCATGTCAATGTATTTAGATAGACAGTTAGTTGTACCAGATGATAATCCTGAATTAAGCAGAAGGACAAATATATTTTTAGGAAGACTTTACGAAAGGTAGTGAAAATGAATGGCAGTACAAACTAATGGATTAACAGCAAACACCCCACTCAACTATTTAATGGATGCAGGGGCTATTTATAAAAATTTAGTTTACACACCAGCAACAGGTGAATTTACAGGAACTTTATTGGGTGCAACAAGCGGTGGTAATGAATTCGCATTGGCTCAAGAAATCAGACATATTGAGGTAGATGGAGTGAAAGGTCAATTTAAAGGTAATTCAGTAATTGACTCAGAGATTCCTAGTTTAACAGTTAACTTAAAAGAAGTAACAGCACAAAACCTTGCTCTTGCAATTGCAGGATCAACTACAACTTCAGATACAAACTATGACATTATTACATCTAAAGGGAAAATCGAATTAACTGATTACCTTGATAATATTGCATTTGTTGGACGTATTTCTGGTAGTGCTAAACCTATTGTTATTGTGATTGACAATGCAATTTCTTTAGAAGGTCTTACAATTTCAACATCAGATAAAGGTGAAGCGGTTATTCCTGTTGTGTTCACTGGACATGAAGAAGTGGCAGGAGAAGCACCTTACCGTATTTACTTTCCTAAGGTGGTAGCATAATGCGTGATTTAAAATTTACAGATGTTTTTGCTGTTATTCGTATCATTAAGAAAGCTGAAATTAGTTCACAAGCTCGTGCTATTTTTGCTGGTATTGATAAAAATACAACTGAAAAAGAAATTGGTGCTAAGTTTTTATTTTCTTGTTTAGAAAATTTAGGTCAAGCACAATCTGAGATTACTGAATTTCTTGCTAATTTAAAGGGTGTAGAAAAGTCAGAAATTGAGAATCTAAGTCTTGAAGAAACAACAGGTATGATTATGGAATTTATGAATCATAAAGGGTTGAAAAGTTTTTTATCCAGTGTCTCCCACTTGATGAAGTAGACATGTTAGATACCTTGTTGCATAGGTATGGAGACATGTCTTTTATTATGTCATTACCTGCTGAACAAGGTATCAATCTTTATGTCAAAGCTGTAGAGAAAGACATCGAACGTCAAGCTTGGGAACAATGGTTAGTTGCTTACCAAAATATGACTAAAGAAAACTTTATTTCATTTAACGATTATTTCAAACAACTAAAACAACCACAGAGAGTAAAAGATAATCGTTCAGATGATGAAATAATACAAGATGCAGAAAGTATTTTAAAAAGCATGAAGCGTTCTGATAGTTAGGACGCTTTTTTTATCTCTTTAGAAAGGCGGTGAGATATTGGAATTATTTAAACTGTTTGGAACAATATTCGTTAACAATGAAGAAGCAAATAAAGCATTGGATGACACTGATCAAAAAGCCGAGTCAACAGGTGGTAGATTTGAAAAACTAGGTGGTATTGCTGGTAAAGTTGGCGGTGTTATAGCTGCTGGTATAGGAGTTGCTGTAGGGGCAGTTGGCGGTTTGATGGCTAAAACAATGGAAACTGCATCAGAAATTAATAAGTTTTCTCAAGTTACTGGTATGAGCAAAAAAGGATTTCAGGAATGGGATTCTGTTGCAAAAACCTTTGGCTTTTCAATGGAAGCAGCTTCAGGAGATATGGCAGCATTAGCAGAACGTGCAATGGAAGCAGCTTCAGGTGCTGGTGAAAATGCAGACATGTTTAAAAAGTTAGGAGTTTCTGTAAAGGATTCAAGTGGTCAGTTGAAATCACAAGAACAATTATTCAACGAAACAATTGCTGGATTGCAAGGTATGAAAAACGAAACTGAACGTAATGCAATTGCTACAGCAATGTTAAGTACAACTGGTGAAGAGTTAGCACCAGTCCTAAATATGACTGCTGAAGAATTACAAAACATGAAAGACAAGGCTAATGTAATCAGTGATGATGATCTAAATAAAGCAGAACAGTTTAGACAAAAATGGGAAGGGGCAAAATCCACTTTCTCAGGTGTTGTTACCCAAATCGGAATGAAATTACTACCAATGTTTACAACAATGCTTGATTGGGTTGTAGCGAACATGCCAGCTATTCAATCAACAATGGATACTGTTTTCAAAGCATTGTCTACAGTTGTAAATGTAGCAGTTGGAGTATTCAAACAATATTTCCTTCCAATACTTTCTCAATTATGGTCATTTATACAAACTAATTTAGTGCCTGTTTTTACGGCTTTATTTGGCTACATGCAAGGTAATCTTCCAGTTGTTAAACAAATATTTACAACTGTCTTTTTAGCTATGTGGGAAACAGCAAAAACACTATGGAATTTCTTTAAAGTAAATATTCTTCCAATTTTGGTTAGTTTGTATACTTGGATTATGAGTAATATGCCAACCATTCGTGCAACTGTAAGTGCAGTTTTCCAAAAAATCGTACAAGTAGCATCATTGGTTTGGGCATTTTTCAAAGATTATATCTTACCAGTTCTTGGAAAATTATTTGGATTTGTACAATTAAAAATGCCACAAATTCAAAGTATCATAAGTACAGTTTTTGGAATCATTGTTGGAGTAGTTAAATTAGTGTGGGATATTTTTGAAAATTACCTACTTCCAATTCTAAAGAAATTGTGGGAATGGATAGAGCCTCACTTACCAAAAATACAGAAAGTAGTCGAAAAGGTATTCGATGCCATTGGTGATACTGTAGGTGATGTAGTTGATATATTCGAAGATGTGGTTAGTGCAATCCAAAAAGCGGTTGATTGGTTAGGTAAATGGAATGATAAACCATCAAAAAAGAAAACTGTTGAGATAGAAGAAAAAAGAACTTCAACAGGCGGTGGAGTTGCTAAAAATGCAACAGGAACAAACTATTTCGATGGTGGGGTATCTCTTGTTGGTGAAATGGGTCCCGAACTTGTAACTCTTCCTAGAGGTTCAAAAATTGATCCAGCTAATGCAACACGTAACACATTAAAAAGTGGTGGAGACACTTATATCACAGTAAATTCACAAAAAGCTGTAATGGATGAAAAGGAATTAGGTCGTACTCTGCAAAGATTGGAGGTGCTGTATGGCTGATAAACTGTATTGGATTGATGCAAACGGCACTGAACAACCTTTGTCCGATAATAATTTTAAAGTTTTATCAGGCATGAATGGGCGTTTTATGCCACCTGTTAGTATTGTGGAAGAGGAAGTACCATTTCAAGCAGGAACTAGAAAAAGACACGTAAAAATTAGTGCTCGTGATGTGGACATTCCCTTATTTATACAAGCAGATTCAGAAATTGAATTAAGGCAGTTAATAAGAAGAACCTTGAAAATAATTAATCCTTTCAAAGGAGGTAAATTAAAATCAATCGCTGTTGATGGTAGTCAAAGGGAGTTATATTGTCAGTACATTGCAGGAATGGAAGGTGCTGAAGGTAAGGACAATAAAGGGTTTTGGTGGCAAAAAGCAGTATTAGTGTTTCATGCTTTTGATCCTTATTGGTATGACAGTAATACAATTGTAGAAACATTTTCAATAGGAGAGACAGCCACTTTTTTCCCTTTTTTTCCTATGAGATTATCCTCATCCAGTGTGTTTGCTGATACAACCATTAATAATACTGGTGATATTGAAACTTATCCTGAATGGATTATCAATGGTGCTGGTGCAGACATTATCCTTCGTAATCTTACCACAGGGGAAGTTACTAATATTAAAACTTCATTAGAGGCTGGTGAATCAATTACGATTGATACAAGACCTTTCCACAAGACTGTAACAAAAAGTGATGGAACAAATTTGTATTATACATTAACTGATGATTCCTCTTTGTGGGTTTTACAGGAAGGTACAAATACTATCCGAATTGAGATGTCAAATGCAACTAATGAATCAAGTGTGCAACTCTCATATCGTAATAGATATTGGGGTGTCTAGTTATGGGATTTACAATTTATGTAAGAGATAGATATTTTAACAGGGTTGCAGAAATTACAGATTTTCAAAGTTTAGAACTACTCCCACGATTTAATAACGTGGGTTCTTTTATTTTAGATTTAGCCACTCACACCTTTGCAGCCAAGGAATTAATCAAACAAAAAGCAGGAATTATAGTGGTCAAAGATGGTCAAACAATATTCAGTGGTCAAGTAACTAACCGAAAACGGTCATTCAATACTTCAGGAGATAGACTAACAGTAAGTGGTAAAGATGATATGTTTTTCCTTTCTAGTAGGCTTGGTTATCCTTCTACAAACGGTAACTTTGCTTCAGCAGATTACAATATTCGAACAGGTAAAGCAGAAACAATTATGAAGCAATATGTGGATTATAATTGTGGTCAAAATGCTTTAGTTGAACGTAGGACATTAACCATTGATGAAGATTCAGGATTAGGAAACACAGTGACAGGCAGAGCGAGGTTTGATAATTTGTTAGATTTATTAAACTCACTAGCTTTAAAAGGTGGCGGATTAGGATTTAATGTTATACAAGAAGGAAACAGTTTAGTTTTCAAAGTGTATCAACCATCAGACAAAACAAGGTCTGCATTTTTTAGTCCTTTACTCGGAAACGTATCATCATTCGAATACAGTAACGATAATCCTGAAGCTAATCATGTAATTGTGGCTGGTGGTGGTGAAGGTGCATCAAGGGTATTCGTTCAAAAGAGTGATAACACAAGCGTTGCAAACTATTACAGGATTGAAACTTTTATTGATCAGCGAAATACATCTGATTTAGCAGAATTAGGAGAAGCACTCAATGAAGAATTAGTTACTAAAGCACAGAAAAATAGTTTTAATTTTACACCTGTGGACACTCCACAACTTTCATTTGGTAAACATTACAATTTAGGTGACAAGGTTTCTATAGTCATTACTCAGCCATACGAAGTTGTAAGTATTGAAACCCTTTACCACTTTATTTCGGCTTATCAGACAGTTGAAACGACAATTGAGAAGGTTCAAAGGTTACAAGAAAAATTACAGGTAATTCAAGATGTTGTGAGAGAAGTTAAAATTATGATTACACCCGAAGGAGAAAGTATTAGTCCTGTAGTTGGTACTGATGGATCACTGTCTAATTCGGCATTAAAAATCTTTGATAAAATGAACAAACTTAATAAACGGTTAAGTAATCTAGAAAGGAGTTGATTAAATGGCACAAACATATTTTCCATTTGATAGCGGACAGGGTGCAGATGTAAAAGAAAATCAATGGTCAGACATGGCTCAACACTGGTTAGAAACTGGTGTAATTAAAGGAAAGTTAAATCAATTACAAGTATATGCTGATTCTACTGGTATGCAAGTCAAAGTTAAGTCTGGGCAAGCTTGGTTGAAAGGTCACTTTTTCGAGTCAGATGCAGAAGAAGTTCTTCCAATTTCTACTGCTGATGCAACTAATTCACGAATTGACAGAGTGATTGTTCGTCTTGATTGGACAGCAAATACAATTCTATTAGCCATATTACAAGGAATTCCTGCTGTATCTCCAGTAGCACCAGCACTTACACAAAATACGAGCAGATGGGAAATTTCTCTTGCTCAAATTTTAGTCAGTGCGAATGTCTCCACAATTGCATCAGGTAATGTCACTGATGAACGTTTTCCTACTGGTTTTAATACTCCCACTTTTTTTAATGGATGGGTAGCAAATTCGCCATCATACCCACCTCGTTATTGGAAGGATTCCGCTGGAATGGTTCATTTCAGAATGTGGTTAAAAGATGGGGCATCTGGTTTGAATGTAGTAGTGATGAATTTTCCTGATGGATATAGACCTATTGTTAATGATGTATATTCTGGGGCAAATGATAGCACAACCAATCCCAATATAATTTACCATATAACCACAGGAGGGGAAATGAAGTTTCTTAAAGCTTTCACAGCAGGGGCTTCTATAACCTTAAACGGATCATTCAAGGCAGGGAATTAAGATGAGAATTGTTCACAGAGTAAGAGATGGATTGTATATAGAAGATGTAATTTTAAAAGATAATCAGGATGTTCCTACTGATTGTGTAGAGATTCATCTTCCAGACGGTATTTACCTTCCAGCTAATTTTGAAAATGGAGTGTGGGAAACCACATTGACGGAAGAAGAAGTAGAAGCATTAAAAAATCCTGAAATCCCCCCATTAGAGATTGATACATTAAAAAAGGAGCAACAATTAATGCAACAAGCCATTGATGATTTAATTCTAGGGGGTATGTTTTAATGGCAGATTATATGGGACAAAGAATTATTGATGGTTTTTACACCTATGATTATGTTATTAGTAAGCGTCCAGACCTTAAAACAGGAATTGACGCTTATTTAATTTCACAAGAACGAGAAGATTTAATTACACAATAGAGAGCCAATTAAAACGGCTCTTTTTATTTTGTAGAAAGGAGTGGTTAGATGGCAGCGAATAATAAAGAATTAAAATTAGCAAACGGCAAAGTAGCACCACAATTTTATGATGAAATAATAGATGATTATATTATAGCTAGAGGTTCCAACGGTGCGCCTTATTATCGTGAACAAGGTTCAATTGCAATGGAATCATGGGAAGGATCAACTAACATTACTCAAACATTCACAAGTGATCGATATGGTTTTTCTGTTATTAATGATGGTACAGCAGATTTAACATTTACGATTAACTCACAAACAAGAAAGGTAAAACCCGGTGAAGCATATTCTGCATTATTTGAACCATTTACAAGTGTTGTAATCACTACTTCAAGCGATTATCGTGCGGAGGTGTTGCGATAATGCCTTGGTTACATAAACAACCTGATTTAAAAAACAATCCACTATATTTAGAACCTAGAGTCACTGGTGTTGAGTCTTCTTTGGAAAAAGTAGCTGTATATATCATGCCACCACCTAATTCCGATAAAGTTGTAAATACGACTAACTTTAACAATCTATCAGCATTGGCACTAACATCTAATTTACCAATTGAAATTAGATTTCAGTCAGGTACGTACAATATACAAACATTATTCGTATTTAACAATACGAAAGTGAAACTTCAAACTAATACCACATTGAATTTTACAGCTGGTACATTTTATAATCCTGAAACTGGTGGAAATTCTACAGTTTCAAGTGTTTTTATGAATGCTAGACCTTATAACTCTGACGATTCAAATATCACTGGGTATAACGGACATAGTAACATCACAATTGAAGGTGGAACCGTGTACGGTGGTTGTTTCATGACTATGATGCACGGTAATAATATCACTGTCAGAAATGTGAAAATCATGGATGCCACTGCTGACCACTCATTTCAAGTTAACAGTTCACGAAATGTATTAATTGAAGGTTGCGAGTTTTATGGTGTACCTGTTCAAGATGTTAGTCGTAATTACGTGGAGTGCATACAAATTGATTGGTGTACGTCTGGTGGAGCACCGGGATGGGTGAGTACAGCACCTATATATGACCATACTACAAATGATGGTGTAATTATCAGAAATTGTACGTTTGGAAAGTCGTTAAACCCTACTAAACTACAGACAATTTACACTGCCATAGGTTCTCATTCAACTGATGGTGGAAGGAAGAATAAGAACATCTTGATTGAAGGTTGTAAGTTTGCTGATTCCACATATGCAAATATTACTGCTCGTGAGATGGAGAATGTGACTATTCGCAATAATTCATTCAGTTCTACAGATATTAACGGGAACTTGTTGCACATTGATGGCACTAATAACATTAATGTGTATGGTAACACATTTAAGGATGGGAGACGTGCTATTTACGCGAATGCAACGGTTGGACTACACGTTTACAATAACGATATTTATGGTGGTTGGTCATATCAAATCTTCACGACAGAGGGTTGCGAAAACATTTCAATCGTAAGCAACAGCTTCCGTGATTTCACGTTTGGTTCTACATCAGCAAATGCGATTATTGCCCTTCGGAGTGCGAAGCGTTTCTTTGTGGAGAATAACATGGCATACAATGTGTCGCTTTCTCCGTTAAACTCAACAGGCGCAGCGCAGGACACGATGTTCGTGTTTATTTATGCCACAACTGGTGATACATCAAAGGATGGATTCATTGGTCGCAACATGGTGGATGATTACATGAAGATTAAACTGGATTCAAAAGTCACATACAGTAGCTCTGTTAACGTATATACAGCAAGTCAAAATGCGGGATTATCGTGGTGTAGTATTGGTGATTCGATTACAAATGGTGGGAATTCAGATGGTACATCTACACAAGGTTACTATCAAGAGTATGCACTTCCATTGATTCATAATGTGAAAACACACTATAAGCGTGGATACAGTGGATACTCCGCAACTAAGTACACTAATGGTGCAACTGGTGGAAGTGTTCAGGACAAAACAGCAGAAATTGAAACGGCTGATATATACACTATTTTCTTGGGAACGAATGACTTTTCACGTAATGCTCCAATTGGCTCTACTGCTGATGCTATAGGAAAATTGGATTCATTTTGGGGAGGGTTAAAACAAATTTATGTTGACCTCACAAACAAGAATATGAACGCTACAATCATCATGATCACACCAATGAAGAGAACTGTAGTATCTGGTGGTTCAACAATTCACTGGAATACTTCGAATACTGCTGGATTCAAATTAGTCGATTACGTTAATGCAATCAAAGAGTTTGCATCACAATATGGTCTTCCTGTGATTGATTTATTTAGTATCTCAGGTGTGAGTGACCAAACTGCTAGTACATTACTTTATGATGGATTACATCCTAGAGTAGTAGGTAATGCACGAATTGGTAAATTAATCGGAAGACAAATGAATAGTTTAGTGTAAAAACAGGAGGGCTGATTAATTTCAGTCCTTTTTTTAATTTGACAGAATTTGTAAGGTGGATAAATAGGAAAAGACTACCCAACTTTTGAGAGAGAGGTAGTCTTTTTTTAGTGGTCGTACCCACTTTCTAAAGTTTATCAAAGGAGGTGGGATTGTGCAACAAGGAAAAGAGGTGTTATTAATGCATTTTGATATTACAAATATTGTCGGAAATATATGGTATGTAGCGTTGGGTTTTGTTCTTTTTGATGTAGTTACTGGTTTATTAGCAGCGGCAATTGAAAGAAAACTCAACAGTTCAATTAACTATATTGGAATGATTAGAAAAGTGGGTGAGTTTGTAGCATTAGCTTTTCTAGTTTTTGTTGATGCTTACGTGGGGGCAAAAGGATTACTTATTAAATTAGGTGTAGGAATGATTGTGGCTTATGAAGGCATGAGTATAATCGAAAACTTCAGTCGTATTGGGATTGATATTAAGTTTCTAACTAAGTATTTCGATAAGATCAAGGTTAAAAAAAGGGGATGAATGATAATGTTAACATATGAAACTCGCAATTTAGATAATATCAATAAATTAGCAGACCATACAAAGGTTGCAGCTTTAAAATGGCATGATTATTTAGTCGCAAACAACATTAATGTATTAATCTACGAAACATTCCGTACCATTGATACACAGCGAGCCAATGTAAAAAAGGGTGTTTCTCAAACAATGAAATCATACCACATTGTAGGGCAAGCATTAGACTTTGTACCTGTAGATAAAAACGGTAAAGCGTTGTGGGATGGATATAGTCATCCTGAAATTAAAATGGCTATAGCTGAAGCAAAAAGACTTGGTTTTGAATGGGGTGGAGATTGGAAAAGTTTTGTTGATAAACCTCATTTACAGTTTAACTTTAATGGGTATGGTACTGATACCTTTGGTGAATATAAACCAGTTAAAGAACCTAAGAAGGAAACTCCTGTAACACCTGCACCAAAGCCAGTTCAACCAGTATCTGAGAAACTTACATACACAAGATTACTCAAGTTAGGATCAAAAGGTGAAGATGTAGGTGAATTACAGGCAGCATTGAATAAACTTTATTTTAAATGTGGAAAAATGGATAATGATTTTGGAATGAAAACAAAGGACGCTGTAACTCGATTTCAAAAAGTTTATTTACCTTATGAAGTTGATGGAATTGCAGGTAAACACACTATCGATAAAATTAATTATTTACTGTGAATAATTTCTATTTATCCGGGAAAATTACAAATAAGCCAATGAAGATTTTTTTCATGTTTATCTTCACTCAAAACAAAAGCCCTTCTCAATCGAGAGGGGCTTTGTGCTATTAATATTCACTCATGTAAAAGCTTTTATACTCTAGTTTATTAGAATCAAAAGTCATATAGACATTCATATCAGAGGTATCGGTTTCTTTTGACCATGAATAATCTTTTACATCACTGTATTCATCACGATATGTAGAGTCTAGGTGCATGGTTTCACCAGTAATAGACACAACCTGATTATATGTCATTCCTTTTTTCACATTTGTATATTCATTGTAAGTAATTCCGTCTTTAATCGGTGTAAAGAAATATCCTGTGGCTGTTTTAGTATACTTGACCCACTTAGTATCAACCTTGTCATAATCTACAAAAGAAACAGTTGCGTATGAAAAGTTTTTATTACTAGAATAACTCTTTAAGGTTACCGCTTGAGTAATAGTTGCCGTTACTGTTTTCCCTGTAGCATCTTGCACCTTATAAGTATCTCCATATAAAGCTGATTTTAAGAATGAAGAACCAACAGGCTTTGTTACTGTTGTTGCTGCTTCCGTTTTAGACCCAACTCCTATAAATATTCCTAGTCCGATTACACCTACAGCTAATAGTTTAGATAATTTTTTCAATTTCTTTTTCCCCCTATTTATCTATTGTTCTAGTTAATTGGTATTATAACACTATAGGAGAAAAGTATGGTAACGATTCAATAATTTATTCAAAAAAATTTTCATCAGTCAGACACAGACAATTGAAAACGGTTACACTATAATGTTATTAAAACTATTGGAGTGACAACTATGACGAATATTTCTGTTATTTATGAGGGTAAGGATTATATACTACTTCACCAATATTCATCTGGTTATTGTGAAATAACTGAGGAGTGGGCACCCTACAGGAATATAAAACTTGTTCATTTTTCTGAATTAATTTTAAAAAAATGAATAATTTTTGATACTTAGAAAAAGATAAATTTAAGCCATGTTATACGTTCACACAACAAAAGCCCTTCTCAATCGAGAGGGGCTTAAATATGTTCATAATGGTCTTGTTTTTCTTTTTTATTTAACACTATTAAATCAATTAGGAACCAAACAAATAATGGAGGAACGTATCTTACAAAACCCCATACAAATCCATTTAGAAAAGAGTTTATGACTAAAATTATGATACCCGAACCAATAAAAGATACAAAGATTAATGTTTTTCCTTCTAGGGACTTAACAAGCATTTTCCTTACTAAAAAATAAAAGATAAACGCAGTAACTAAGCAGCCTAAACTTATACCAACTATGTCTATTATATGGTCAACCATAAAACTCCCCCAAACCCCACTAATAACTAAAATTATAGCATGTAATGAAAAATATTCCATTTAAAATGGCAAATCATCATTCATAATATTAAGTAATTCTTGTCTCTCCAAGTCTTTAACCTGCTCCGTTATATCCTCATTAGCTGCAAGAACTTCTTCCAGTTCCGAATTATAGGGTAATTCCTTTTTGATATCTTTCCAGAATTGAAAGGCAACAACTTCAACTTTTCTTCCTCGTAGCGGAAAAGAAGCACGTTGCATTATTCGACTATCTGCTTTGTAATGAATCTCAATCGTTACATTCATTTTATTCTTCCTCATACATGTCTTCAAATTTCACATTTAAAATCTCTGAAAGCTTTATTAACTGAGGAACACTTGGATATGTCCTTCCAGTACACCAATTGCTTAATGTATTCCTCGATACTCCTAAATGCTTCTCAATATACTCTCTCTTGTATGGAGATTCTTTTATGATCTCTCCAATTTTACTTTTTACCATTGTACATCACCTTATTATCCATTCGACAAATCTTGTCTTATAACCTTTCACAATATTTGAAGATTTTTTGCGTACTTTTTTGTGATAGATAGGAATATTAGACAATCCAACCTTAATACCATTTACTATAGCCAATGGAATTACGAAGTTAGACAATAGATTGGTAGTATCTGAACCCAATAACATCAACCGATAATCCTCAATTTTTTATTTCTATTTAGATGGGATACTTACTATCGTAAGTCTAATGAGGTGGCGTTGATGAAGGGAGGAAAACGAAAATGATTTTTGAAGTTGTCACAACAACAATTTTTGGAGCAATTTCTTTGAAAGCTTATCGTTCAAAAAGTGGGGGAGGGAACGACTCGAAAAAAATAAACAAAATTTTTGCTCTCAGTGGTCTTAATGTTAAGGACGGCAATCAAACATTAACAGCCCAACAAATTAAAAAGAGAAATTATGATTGGGGTGTTGAGTATCGTTACCGTATACCTTTAGGTAGGAGTTTTGAAGATTACTTAGCAAAACAAAAAGTTATCGAATCAGGAATCAATACTCGCTCAGTAAAGATTAAACTTAAAGACTTAAAAGAACTTAAACTTGGTCGAAATATTTTCTCTAATATTAAAAGTCTATACACTAAAAAACTAACGGACAGAAAAGAAATAGAGTTGTCTTATGATGGAATGTTAATAATTCGAGTTTATAATGAGCCATTACCTAAAATGGTTAGTTTTCAAGAAGGTAAAGGGTGGAAGGTTGTTTTTGGAGCAACAAGGGATAGAAATAAACTCATTTTCCATGACTTTGAAAAAATTCCTCATTTGTTTCTTGGAGGTGCTACACGTTACGGCAAATCTAATTTAATCAATTGCATTATTACCTCTTTAATTAAGCAGCAACCAGACAACGTAAACCTCCATTTGATTGATTTAAAGGGTGGGGTGGAACTATGTGACTATGAGAGTGTAAAACAAACTGTATCAATCGCATACGAACCAGAGGAAGGATTAAAAACACTCGAACATGCCTATAACCTTATGAGAAAGAAGCAGGAAATACTAAAACAATCTGGAAAGAAAAAGGTTGAAGATGCTGGAATAACTGAACGTCATTTTGTGATTATTGATGAAGTTGGGGAATTAAATCCTGATGAAGCAGTAGATAAGAAGGATATATGGAAGGATGGCATTCTTATTTATAAAAGCGAAAAGACCATTAAGACAGAATGTCAAAAGTACATGAGTCAAATTGCACGACTTGGAGCAGGATTAGGATTTAGATTGATACTTGCAACCCAGTATGGAACAGGGGATATAATCCCTCGCCAATGTAAGCAAAATAGTGATGCTAAACTTTGTTTCCGTGTTCAGTCGGGTGTAGCTTCGAGAGTTGTCCTTGATGCTGATGGTGCTGAAGCCTTACCAAAAATTAAAGGAAGAGCAATATATCAAATGGCAGATGAACGTGTAATAGTTCAAACTCCTCTTATTACACCTGAAGACATTGAAAAAACAATCACACCTTATATGGTTCAAAAGAGGGAGGTTGTAACAGTTGAAACCCCTAAGCAAGAGACAGGAAGAAATTCTATTGTCATTACGAAAACTGGACTTTCTTAATCGTGATCAACTAACTAGGATTCATCGTCTTGGAAGCGTAAGAAATGCCAATCGTATCCTCAAAGAAATGTCCCCTTATTTAACTGGTTTCCGTGAAGAAGCTTATTCCACTATTTATTTCTTAAATAAAGAAGGCAGGGAGTATGTCAATACAGACAAAGTAAGAAGAAAGAATAAATTTGTTAATCACTACATTATGCGAAATGACTTCTACATCTATATGGGATGTCCTCATGATTGGGAAAATGAAATTAAGGTTTCTGATGGAACTTTTACTATTGTTGCAGACTCGTATTTTAAGAAGGATGGTAAGTATCAATTTCTTGAAGTTGATTCAACTCAAAAAATGAGTGTTAACAAAAAGAAGATTGAACAATACAAGGGTTTAATGAGAAATGGGGAACTAGCAAAACATTTAGGGTATTTTCCTAAATTAATATGGTTAACCACAACGGAATTAAGAAGAAAACAATTAACACTATTATGTAAAGGTCTGCCTTATCGAGTTTACACCACGAATGACATCAAATAAGGGGATGATTATTTTGGCAAAGTCAAAAAGAATCAATTTCAATGAATTTATGTCTGGTGAATTTAAAGTAAAGGACAGAGAAAAGCGTCAAAGAAGGGTGAAAAAGGTTACTCAATTAGCAGTTTCGGCAGCCCTTCCTATTGCGACTTGTGGAGCTATAGGAACACTTGGATTTGCAATGAAGGCTTTTGCAGCTACAACGGGAACAAATGCAGTTGTTGCAAGTGCTCCTATAGCTATTGAAGCAGGAGCAAAGGAGTGGATGAGCTCACAAACATTATCTACACTTGCTCATGTGCTTGATCCATTAGTTGATATTATGGTTGCCTTAAGTTTCCCAATAGCTTCAGTTATCATTGTAGGTTCATGTTTCTTCTTTATGTTTGGTAAGTCCGAAAAGGCTTGGGATGGGATTATGAAAGCTGGATTAGGTTATGTGCTTATTCAAGTATCGCCTCTAATTTTAGACGTATTAAAACAAGTTGGTAATGCTGTATAAAATAATGGGTGATTCGCTATAAAAATGATTTGTAACAACTTGTTTACTGTAAGATAATTAATTCATGACAATTATTGGAGGACTTAGCAATGGAAAAATTATTTTACGATTTCTGGTACTACAAAACAGAAGAATTAGACTTACAAGGGAACGGTTTAAATCATGTTGCTTATGAAATAAGTATCGAAGTGTTTGCTAATAAAGATCACTTTAAGCAGCTTGATGATATTAGAATTTCCGGTTTAGATAAAGAAGAAATGCTTTCATTTGCAATACACAATCCAGAAGTATTATTTAATAAATTAGATGAAGAAGGATTAGGAAGTATTGTAGAGGATATAAAGGAAACAGGTTCTTATACTGTAATGGGTGATACGGTTATTGAGATTAACGGTTGATTTGAAGGAGAATACCAATGGAAAACAATTCATTTTTAGATATGCTTGTAGAAGAATTTAGTGAAGCCTTAAATGATGTAGGAATTACGTTAATTCCTCACAATGCAGAATTAATATTTAAATTAAAACAAAAATTCATTGACTTAAAGTATGTAAAAGGGAAAAACACAGTTCTTTATTTGAATAACGTTATTGATCTTGATTATTATCAGGAATTCATTAAAAGTATAAAACCAGAAAAAGAATATGAAAAAGATTGGCTGCTACTACTTTTGAAAGATTTTATTAAGGGATCTCGTGAACATGGAACTTCAATTGAAGATGAAATTAGGGAGTTTTACAGTTAAATTAATCATTTTAAGAGGTGAGTAAAAATGAATCGTTATAACCAGTTTGATGCGGTTAAGAAAGTATGTGAAATACTTAAAGATTGTGGATTTGAAGTTGCAAGAGTAAGCAATCCTAATGCTGAATCAGATATTACTATAACTTTCAATGATAAAAAAGCCAATGTATTAGTAAGACATTTAGAAAAAGACCATGCCTATAAAAATTCACCAAGAACTTATAAAATCTATAAAGTAGAAGCATTTGATACTTATGAAGAAAGAAATAATGGTCTTAAAAGTATTGATTTTGTAATTGGTTATAATTTTAATGATGATTGTTTTGCGTGTATACCAATTAATGAATACAAAGACAAAAGAAGTACTGTAATTCATGAGAAAGAAGATACAAGACATGAATATTATAATTCTTTTATTGCTCTAGAGGAATTTATATAAAATAAAAGCAATCTTTTTACAGGGGAGGATTTTATGAAAAGTATGCACGTTTGTATTAAAGCTATAATGACAAACGGATTTGAAACACTATTGTCAATTGATTTTACAAAACATAATTTTTCTGTTATGCATCTCGATAACAATATCTCAGAGATAAAATATCAAAATAGAGGTTCAATGGATGTTATGGAAGTATTCACTGATAGTATAGAGAGAGTTAAATCAATGGAGTAAATAAAAGGATTGTTTGATTTGGGGAATGAAAAAGAGCGTTAAATACTCTTCTTCATACCACACTCTCTACATTCCCTTATAAACTTACCTTGACCTACTCTAGACTTAAAGTGTGCATTACCACAATTATCGCAGCGTCCACTAACTTTATCCGGTAATTCTTTGTAATCATAAATTTTGTTTAGATCATATTGGGTTTCAGTCAT